TCGTTTCGAGCGCTCCGCTTCCGTAAAGTGAGCCTGACATACCAGCGCTGAAAGCTTTACCTCCGTCGCTGTTGTGGTAGATGTCCATTATTCCGCCGCCGAGCTGGTGGTCGCCGTTGCCGCTGATGTTCGACCAGACGCCGCTCGCGATGTTGCCGCTTCCGTTCACGGTCGTGATATTCAAGCGCACAGCGTTGCTGTACCAGCGTGCGTTGTTCGTGATGTTTATACCGACCTGCCAGTGAATAACTGAGCGGTTCGTGCCTACGTCCTGCCCGCCTAGTTGCCATTGAAAATAGAAGCAGGTGCCGTTATACCTGCCTGTTTCAATTCGTCCCGATGTTGCCACTATTTAGTCCTCCTCTCCGCTGTCGATAAACGCGACGCCTTTAATGCTCCCTGTTTTAATTGCGATTTGTTTTATAGGGTTCAGCACTATTTCGTCTTTCGCTGAAAACTTTGTAACGATTGTGCGCTCGCCGTTCACCGTGAAGACGCGCTGTTGGCTTCCGCCTACCTCTGCGTATCCTGAAAACTCTAGCGGTGTCATTGCTGTATAGGCTCCGTCGTAAATGTCCGACTTCACTATCAAGCCGTACTCGTTCATTGTCACGGAGGTACTCATTGCCTCGCCGCTCGCCTGCTCCCAGTTTGCGGAGCTTCTGCCGTGCGCAAGCATTATGTCCGTAAAGGTTGCCTCCGCGTCGCCGTTCGCCCAGACTTCAACTATGACCTCGTCGCTTGCGGTCGTATAAAAAGGCTCGCACTCCAGGCGCTTGTAAAAGGCGCTCTCGCCTTCGCCGATTTCTGTATAGCAGAGGTTCTCGGTTGGTACTGTCGCGGTGCGTACGAGTATTCCTGCAATACCTAGCGCGCTCTTCTTAATCAAACAGCTTAATGTGTAGTAGCTCCGCGTTTCTTCTGTGTCCGTCGTCTTCGAGCGTCGGATTTTTACAGTCTGGCTTACTCGTCTACCTCTTAAGAAGAGATTGTTGCCCGAGATACCGCCGTTGGCTTTCGCTTCCGCGCTCGGTGCTACGTCGATAATCGAGGGCGAGCTTAGTGTTTCTTCTTTCCACGGCTTGTATAGGTTCGGCTCTGCGGCTGTGTCGTCTGGCTTCTCTTTCGATTTATAAAAGAAGGCAGAGTTCCTCAGTAGGTTGTTGCCTCCTGCGCGTTGTATCTTGTTGGTGATTTCGCGCACCTTCTGCGTGATTTCTGTGTGGTTGTCGTTTACTGTGTTGCCGAGCGTTTGGACGTCGCTCACCACTCCGCGGATAACCTGCTCCTGCTTATCTACGTAGAGTTCCGTGTTCTTTATTCGCTTGTCGATGTTGCTCGTGCGGCTGTAGTTAATTTTTGTGCGTGCTGGGTCTTTGCACCAGAGATTTTCTTTAATTCCGCCGTCAAGGGTTAATTTGCGCCCCATAACTACGGAGCGTTTGCCGTTAATTTCGACGATGTCGCCGACCAGTGCGCCTATCACGCCGCTGGTTTCGGCTTCAAAGGGGTAGTAGGTTAAGCCCTTGAAAAATGGAAAGAGTTTAGCCTTCACCGCCTCGCGTCGCTTGTCTATGATTTGGTTGTTGGTGATTGTCGCCTCGATAATAGGGTTCGCGCCTGGTTCGGTTTCGGCTACGTTGTCGTTCTGTGGGCTTCTCGCAAGCACCAGGCTGTTCACGGCTCCGTATTTCTCCAGCTCTGTCAATTTTATCAAGGCTCCGTCTGGTATTTTGACGTGGTGTGCGTCGGTTTCGCCTTCGAGGTCGTTCGCGCACCAAAACTCCAAGTCGCCGCGATTGTTAAAGCGCGCTATACTTCCCGTCAGTGCCGCCAATTCTTCGATAATCTCGCGGTATTGTATACCGTGAATATTTTTATAAAGGTCTTGCTCTATGTCGATATCGATGTTCGCCTGGTTCATTGTTGCGCCGATATCCAAAACGCCGCAGATTTGCTGGAGTAGCTCGTTTGCGGTTGTCGGGTATGTGAATAGCTCAGGCTTGTATTCCGCTGTTAATGCGTGCGTCTGGTTGTAGGCGGTTACTTTGACCTCGTCCTTATCTTTGATTTTCTCCGAGGATACCACGTAAAATGTACCGAGCGTCAGCGGCGGGGGTAGTTGTCCGAGGCTGTCCCTCTGCCCTGCGCTCACTTGAAGAACAAACTTGCGACCGAGTAGTTCCTTGCCTTCGAGGTGCGTCAGTGTCAGCTTCTGCATTTCGAGGCGTCCAATTCCTGGCACTTCACTCTCAAGAGTCGCGCTTATGATGAGGTCGCGGTCTGCCATTGTGATTTCTTCGCCCTCGTCCACTGTCTGAAGAAACATCTCCATTTCGCGAGCTGGGATATCCAAGCCGTTTATAAACTCCTGGCGCTCTCGCAAGTCGTCTAAGTATCGCTCGTGCATACTATCGCTGTGCCTCCTGTGCTATCAGGTTCACCTTAAAGTCCGTTACTAAGCCGCGTCTGCGGTCAAGCACTCCCAGCTTTAGGTCGTTCGCGTAAAATGTCTGTGCTTTGTAAGAGTTGGTGTGGATGTCGAAGTAGCGCACGTTAAAGAAGGGGCGGTTCAATATTCCCGCGATTTGCGCCGCTCGGGCGTATTCCATAGGCACAAACTCCAGCTCTAGTTTCGGAAAGATACCTATCAGGGTGCTTCTCATACTGCCTCTCATATTGCGCCCCGCGTCTTTCCAGAGCTTGCTCGCCTGCACGTCGTACTTCTTTAATTCTCGTATCTCGACGCCTTCGATTGTTACAAGTGCTTCTGCCATAATGTTATACCAATATCACCCCTTGATTGTTTAAATAGCTCTGGTCGTTAATTCCGTCGATGACGCGACGCACCAGTTCGTCTTCGCCAATTTTTACTATTATAGTCTGAGCCTGGCTTCCTGCGCCACCCCTCTCGGCTAGCTGGTTCGCGATTTTGTCGAGCCAGCCTGTGTTGTTCTCAAGTGGCACGACCGCCTCGCGTCCTGCTTCTCCTACCACCGCCAGGGTTGCGCGGTCAACCACGCCTCCGCGGGCGAGCTTCGGTATTTTCGGGATGTTCATATTCTTACCGCCGACGCCTGGCACCCAGTCTGGGATTTTGATTTGGTTCAAGCCGTTAATAAAGCCGTTAATAATATCAATCAACGCGTTAATTGGTGCCTTTGCGATTGCGCCAAGCGCGCCAAGGGCGCCGCCTACAATTCCCTTCAGTCCTTCGAAGGCTTTCTTCCAGTTGCCCGTGAATACTCCCGCGATAAAGTCAACCAGTCCGCCGAGTACCGTAAATACGCCGCGCACAAAGCCTCCGATTGTGCTTAGGGCGGTGTTTATTATTCCGCCGATAGTCGTGCCTAATGCGACCCAGACGGGCTTAAATGTGCTAATAATCCAGTTCACAATTGGCGTTATAAACTTGTTGTAGATTTCGAGCGCTCCTGCTACCAATTTGCCGATAAAGTCGGTTACGGCTTTGAGTGCTGGTTGCAGTTGGTCTTTCCAGACTTTTTGGAACTCGTCCAAAAATGGTTTAATAATTGGTTCCAGGACGTCGCTGTAGAGCCTCTTAAAGGTTCCCGTGATGTTGCCCAAAAACTCGCCTATCCCCTTCGATATGTCTTTACCGTAGGTGTCCCAGGTGCTTTTCAGAGTGCCTGTGAAGTCCGTCCAGATTGTGCCTACTATTGTGCTTATCTGCGTGAAGACGCTCTTCATATTCTCCATAAGACCCGTCAGATTGTCGACGATTTGCGGCGTGGCGTCTGCCAGTCCTTGCAGGAGGTCTGCGGGGATTGTACCCGCCAAGTAGCCGATATCTGAGAAGCCTTGTCTTAATGGCTCCACGAGCGGTTCAAGGAAAGAGTTCTCCAGCTCGCTCAGCTTCGCGGTGATGTCCATTGCGCCCAAAAATGCGGTAGTAAAATTGTTGGCGACTTCTTCGGCTCGCGGCACTACTACGCTTTCTAGCCCCTCGAAAAAGCCAGTAAATGGTGCTAGCAACACGTTCGCCAGCGTTGCGGCTGTGTTTGACATCGATGTTATGAGATTTGCAAAGTGTTCGTCGATTTCTCCAGCGCGCTGGCTGATGACTGTCGACCAAGCGCCCGCTTCGGCTACTACGATGTTACTTATGCTCGTGAATATTCTTTTACCGTTGTCGGCTAATGCTCCGAAGATTTTCGTTACGCCGTTCGCGAAAGCCTGCCACGACTTTGTGCTTTGAATAACTTCGAAGGCTTTCAGGAAGCTGTCCTTGATTTTCTGCGCGATTTCGTCGGCTTTGCTTGCGCCCTTGTCCATATTGCCAAGGTCAAAGTCTAAGCCGCTCATATCCATACCGCCGCCACCTGCGTCGCCGCCGCCTCCGCCGCCACCGCCTGCGTTGTCTTCTGGCTCTTTTAGGACGTTCATTTCATCAAACGCCGCCAAGCCTGCCAGCTCTTTCTTGAGTTTCTTTGCTTGCCCTGCGGCACCGCCTAGCTGTTTGCCTGCTCCTGCCGCTCCTGCGCCTACGCCA